TTAGCATTTCAAACTGATGAAGGAACAAAAAGAATATCTATTCTTGATTCTGGTAATGTAGTAATAGGAGATAATTCACTTATTGGTACTAATCCTACAGGTTCGGCCTTAAATATATTTGGAGATGGTGTAACCCTTCGACTTGATGGAAGTGGTAATTCAACAAAAACTATTTTATTTAGAGGTACTTCAGCAGGTAATCCCGGAGAAATTTATGCAGATGGTGGTTTAAGACTTAGAACAGAAGACGCTAATATGCCTATAATGTTCCATACAAATAGCACTGGTACTAATAATGAAAGAATGCGTATTGATGGAACAGATGGTTCTGTACGATTTAAAGTAGGAGCAGGGTCTTCAGGCGACTCTACAACTAATACTGGAAGTGTCAGTATATCTAATACTGATTTAGATTCAGATACTACATATAGTTTAAAAGGTGGAAGATATTTAACAAGTAATGGAACAGGGTGGGAAACTGGTGCAGACGGCAAAAATCCTGCTTTAGTAATTCATAAAGACCATTCAGCAACAGATAATAGAAACTGGCCTGGTATTATTATGCATAATGAAAATAATACTACAAGTGCTTATGGTCCATTTATAGGTTGGGGAGCAACGTCACCTTCTGGAAGTTATAATACAACTTATGCTTGGATTATGGGTAGACCAACAGGTAATGGAAATGATAGTAACTGGAGAGCAGGAGAATTAGAACTTTATACTCAACATCCTGGAGGATATGTAGGGCAAAAACCTGGGATAAGAATTACTTCAAATGGTTTAGTACAACAACCTAAATTATATGATTCAAATGGATTCTTTTGGGTAAGAGGTGGAAATGGAAGTGGCCAAAGCGGTACAACTGCAGTTGTATTTCCAACAGGACAGCAAGCAGGCTCAGGTAATTATAGTACAAGTACAGGAAGATATACAACACCTGTAGATGGAGTTTATCAGTTTAATGCACAAGTAAGAATTGATAATGCAGATTCAACTAGTAGTAATGCATATATGAGAATGGCTTTTTACACTGGAACAAGTGCAAATACTTTGCAAAGTGGTATGTCCCAAGGGCATGTAATACACGGACTTGGAACACTTTCCTCTAATTATTTTTCTATGAGTAGTTCGTGGTGTGTATATTTATCAGCAGGTACTCAAGTAGGGGTTGCCGTATTAGCGAATACTGGAACATATGAAATACACGGAGAAAGTAGCTTTAACGGGTTTTTAGTAGGATAATAACAAAATTAGATTAGATACACTAATAGTATAGCAAGAATAATAAAAAACCCGCGTAAAGCGGGTTTCTCGTTTTAAGACTCTTCCGAAGCTTCTTCAGGGTCTTTTTCAACTTCCTCTTTCAATCTAGCTGTTAAGCCTTCTTGAGCAATAAGATGTTGGTCATGTTCCATTCTGTTTACTGCAATCTTTTGCTGTAAATTATTAAGTGACTGAACAATATACTTTGCAGTATCACTTAAATCAGAAATCACATATTTTTTATCATCGAGAACCAATACTGGTTCTTCGTTGGTTACTTCTGTCGACATAATTTTCTCCTTTATTTAAAAATATCTTGCCAATTTCCTTGTGTACTAGCCTTAGCATACTCAGTAGCACGGTTTTCAAAAAAGTTGGTATGCTCAACGGCATTGATTTGCTGGTCTAACCAAGGCAAAGGATTATCAGTACTATGAAAAATTGCTTTCATACCTAATCCTAGTAATCTTCTATCAGCAATGTAACGAATGTACTCTTTTACTTCGGTTGCTGTAAGACCTTCAATCTCTGCGTTTTCGAAGCAGACGTCAATGAATCTATCTTCTAGTTCCACTACTCTTTCTGCTGCGCAATATACTTCATACTTTAACTTGTCATTCCATATCTCAGGATTTTCTTGTATAAATGTACGAAATAGTTTAGACATTCCCTCTACATGTAGAGTTTCGTCTCTTATAGACCATGTGACAATCTGCCCCATGCCCTTCATTAAGTTATGGCGTGGAAAATTCAACAGAATAGCAAAACTACTAAATAGTTGTACTCCTTCTGTAAAACCACTATAGACAGCCATTGTTTTAGCCATCTCATACTTATCTCTCATATTAAAATCAGTTAAGTACTCGTGCTTCTCCGCCATTGCTTGTATTTCTGTAAACGCCTTATACTCGTCTTCTGACTTTCCAAGCGTTTCCAACAGTAAAGAATATGCCTCTTGGTGTACTGCTTCCATCGCAGCAAAACTAACAAGCATCATTCTTACTTCTGGTTGTTTGAATGTTGGAAGATAATGTTTTGCATATCCACAACATACATCTACATCCGCCTGTGTAAAGAATCGGAAGATATTATCTACTAATGCTCTATTAGCTGGTGTAAGTTTTTCTTTATAATCCTTTATGTCGTCCTGTAAAGGGACTTCATCTGGCATCCAGTGCATTTGTTGCTGTCTTTTATACATTTCAAATGCCCAAGGATAGTTAAAGGGTTTATAATAGTCTCTTTCCTCTAGTAAGTTCATTTATCCCTCGCAGTTTAGACAATCTGATTGCTCAAAGATTATCTCTCTTTTTACTTTATTTGATACATTATCTGCACGACTAATCGCTTCACTTCGTAAATAGTAAAGAGTCTTCATATTTTTCGCCCATGCTAACATATGAATGTTGTGCAAATCCGCTTTGTTTACATCAGGTGGAAAGAATAGATTTACACTTTGTGATTGACAGATGTAAGGCTGTCTCATACTTGCGTGTTCTACTACCCATGCCTGATTTATTTCTACTGCCGTTTTAAAGATTTCTCTTTCTTCATCAGAAAGAAACTCTAAATGCTGACAGCTTCCTTTATTTGTAATTATACTTGTCCAAGTAGAGTCGATATTCTGACTATACTTTTCTAGTACCTCTTCTAAAAATTTGTTCTTCATTAAATAAGAACCAGACTTAGTTTTCTGTGTGTAAGCATTTGCTCTATAAGGCTCAATACTTGGGCTTGTGTTTCCACAAATAATACTACTTGAAGCATTTGGCGCTATGGCAAGAAGATGAGCATTTCGTACTGAACATGAATCATCGTCCGGACACGCACCCTTTTCTACTGCAAGTCTTTCTGTTTCTGTTTGAGCCTGAGACTTTATATGTTTAAATATCTCTAAGTTTGCCGCAGTTGCCATCGCCCCTTCAAAAGGTATTCCTGCCTTTTGTAAATAGGCGTGAAAACCCATTGCACCGAGACCAATACTTCTCTCTCTTTCAGCACTGTATCGAGCTCTTTCTAATTCATCAGGTGCATTGGCAATAAAGTAAGTAAGTACATTATCTAGAAAGCGTACTAAGTCTGAAATAAACGCAGGGTGTTTTTTCCACTCGTCATAATACTCCAGATTTACACTTGATAAACAACATACTGCTGTTCTTTCTTCATTTGTTGCAAGAGTGATTTCAGAACAAAGATTAGAGTGATTTACTTTTAATCCTTTTCTTTTCTGAAACTCAGGTAAGTCTGCTTGTACAGCATCTTCAAACATTAAGTATGGTTCTCCCGACTCCATACGATTCTGTAGAAGTTTTACCCAAAGTGTTCTTGCACTAACTACTTTCTTAACTTCGCCTGAGTGCGGGTCAGTAAGTTCCCAGTCGTCACTAAAGTTTTCTTCGTGAGCAGCTCTATGTATAATCTCCATAAATTTATCAGGAATTACTACTCCATGATGTAAATTAATACACTTTCTATTGACATCTCCACCCGTAGGCTTTCTAACATCTAAGAACTCCTCTATTTCGGGGTGTGACATATGTAGATAAGATGCATAACTTCCCCTACGAGTTACGCCTTGTGAAAATGCAAGCATTTCCGCATCTACTACTTTCATAAAAGGAATTACACCTGTTGACTCGGAGCCTTTCGACGTTTTTGTCCCTTGTGACCTAACATCGCTCCACCCGCCGCCGATTCCACCACCCATTGATGATAGATATGCGTTTTCAGTGTAATGTCCTGTGATTCCTTCTCTGCTGTCATCTACATAATTTAGAAAACAACTGATAGGCAATCCTCTTTTTGTTCCACCATTTGATAACACAGGCGTGGCAAACATAAACCAGAGATTACTGGCATAGTCATATATACGCTGTGCGTGGGCTTCGTCATCAGCAAACGCTTCTGCAGCTCGTGCAAATGCTTCCTGAGGACTTTTTTCATCTCCAACAAGATATCTATCTTGTAGAGTTTTCTTACTAAATTCAGTAAGCATACTGTCTTTACTATAATCTATTTTAACCATTTTTTCGCCTTTTCTTAATTTCTTCGTTTATAACTTGAATATTATCTTTGCCAATTGCTTCTTCTGAATAAGTGATTAAGTCCATTAACTCTACATTTATTAGAAGTTGCTCTGCATTTTCATTTAGTGATTGTATGTATTTATATTTGCCTTCTATAGGACAAGCGTCATATATGTCAAATACTGTGCCATACTGTTCCATTAATTGTACTGCGCGTTTTGGGCCGACTCCAGGTATTCCTGGAACATTGTCCCCTTTATCGCCAGTCAGACATTTGAATGTAATATAATCTTCGATTTCAAAGTCGTAGTGTTCGTCCCAGTTATGTACTGTTGTTTCTTTTCTAGTAACAGTACTGAATCTTGAGACTCTGTCGTTGATAAGTAAATCCCAATCTCGGTCAGATGAAACCATCCAACACTCATCAAAATTAAACTCATCTAAATTCATACTTATGTATGCTGCTATATCATCAGCCTCAACTCCCTTGAATTGTAGTACTGTATGTTTTTCTTTTAACAGAGTAAGTGTATTACTAAACTCTGCCATGAACATTGCAAATTCCTTTTCTTCTTGAGGAGTCTGCTCTGCATATTTTTCTTTACGGTTTGCCTTGTATTCGGGTAATATAGCTTTTCTATAACTACTACCGCCATCAGCAGTAATTATGATTGTACCTGCGTTGTATGATTTTGCTAAACTTTCTACAGTTCTTACATAGTCATACTTGAAGTCTGATACACCTTGATGTTTCCATCTAAATGCAATGTTTAGACCATCAACTATCAGCAAGTTCCCAATCGGAGCTGGGTTCCCAAGGCTTGAGAACGAAATCGCCATTTGTAAATTTAATCTCCTCTTTGTCTAGCCAGTGTTCTAATATAAGAATATATGCACCCAGCCAGGCAATATGCGTATATCTCAATGTATTTTTGGGTTTTCGTGTTGTTGCCACAAAAAACTTTCCATGATTCTCACGAAAGACGAGAAGCGGTTCTTGTTTCATCTGTTGTGCTTGTTTACAAATCTTACTCCACCACTTAAATAAATTATTACTTTTTTGTGTGTATATCTTTGAATCAAACCCAACATTCTTGTAAAATTTTACTTCTACACAGAAAATATTGTGTTTACCATTTACTCTTAAATCTCCCTTTATCTTTCCACTACCAGACCCAGGAGTTTGTTCCCATTTTTCTTTGGTTTCTCTATCAAGGATTGCAATTACTTGTTGCTCTCCTCGAATACCTTTTTGTCTCGGATTAACCATCTAAATGGCTTATCTTGTCTTCTTTTATTACTTCGATTTTGGACAATAGTGGGTGTGTCCAACCGTGTGATACTATGTAAGTATTCAAATTTTCCTCTCTTAATAATATTTCTACTAATTTTTCTTTTCCTAGTTCATCTAACACATTGGTTACTTCGTCTAGGAATAGTACGTTAATTCTTGACTTGGAAATACTACTCATTAATTTACGAATAGCGAGTAGAGTAGCTGTGTTTACTCTTGCAAGTTCCCCTGCACTCAAAGCTAATATATCTACTGGTTTTCCATTATCATCTATTTCTACATTTAGTTTATCATTTAAAACAACAAACTCTAAACTGAATCTTCCATCAGATAAATCTGCTAGATACTCATTTGTAAGTTCTTCTAAATCTTTTACTAAATTTTCTATCTTATAAGCAAGTAGTCCATTAGTACTAAATGCTTTTTTCAATATTTCTATGTGTCCAAGTTTTTCTTCTATTTCACTAATTTCTTCAATGAGAGTACTAAGTTGGTCTTCAAAATCTTGTTGTTGTTCTTCTATAATAGAGATTCTTGTGTTGTGTCTTTCTATTCTTTCATTCTCTGCGACTATCGTTTCCCACGCTTCTCTATCTTCTCTTATTTTTGTTTGTAGCTTATTAATATCTATCTTTAACTGCTCCGCATCTAGTATTTCTACAGGAAGCGTGTTATCTATATCTCTAAATAAATCTTCCCATTCCTCTATCTTTCTTTTTGCAACTATTCTTATAGTATTTATTCTGGTTGCTTCTTCTTTGTCTTTTGATAAAGTTAATACTACTTCTTTATAGTGCTTTTCTCTTGTGGTGTGATACTCTATTTTTTCTTGTACAAAAGCTTCATCTATATCTTGATGACAAGTAGGGCACTCTCCTTTCATTAAATTGTATTCTTTCAAAGAAGATAAATGCTCATTACTTTTATACTTTGCTAAAGTTATTTCTTTATTTAGAGGAGCTACATCAATATCTTTAGTATATTCCTCTAATTGTTCTTTGTAAGAGGTAACATCGATTTCACTTAACTGTTCCTTTGTAAAATTGTTTTTATTAATTTTTTTATTGATTTCTGAGATATTTTCATATTCTATCATAAGAGAACGTAAAGTTTTGTCATCTTCTTCCGAGACAAATGGTAAATCGATTTTCGATAATAGTGATGTATCTTCCATTTTATTATCTAACAACCATTTATTTATTGTGTCAATTTTACCTTGCACTAAGGTAGCTTCTGACCCAATGCTTCTTGCCAAGTCTTTGAATACTTCAAAATATTTTACATAGTTATCTAACTGCAATAAATCTATAAGGAATCTTTTTCTATTTGTATCGGTAGCAGTAAGAAACTGTAAGGATGCATTAGTATTTTGATATACAATCTGACTAAAAGTTTTATGGTCTATTCCTATAACTTCTTCTAATGTTTTGTAGGTATTCGTAGCTGTGTGGCTTGATATATCTTCTCCATTTTTATAGAGTTTTACTTTTATATTACCTCTACGAACTACGTCAATTTTATAACTATCGTCTACTACATCAAAAGTCAAAGATATATCGTAGCCATTATTGACTTCACGATTTGGTATATCTGCTTTCTTAATTCCTTTCGAGTTTTTATTGAAAAGAACTTCCTCTAAAATGAGAGGTATAGAGGACTTACCAGTACCATTTGTACCAACTAATTGAGTAACTATACTTTCAGTTAAATTTAATTCATTATCTGAACCATAACTAAAACAATTACTCCACTGCAACTTCTTTAGCGTAATCACTAAACACTCCTAAAATATTTTTAACTTTATCTTCATTTAACTCTAGTATATAACTTAAATACTCATTAAGCTCTTCTTCCATTGACATCTCTTTATCTAATACTAAAGTTGCTTCTGTTTTTCTTCTTATGACTTTTTTATCAAGTAATTCACTATTCTTGATATTACTTAGGTCTGATACATCACCTTCTATCTCGTAGATAGTATGGTGAAAGTCTGTTTGCATCATTTCATCTTCTGTTTCTACTGTCTTTCTTAATAGTTGAGGTAAATCGAACTCATGCCAAGTCCAACTCCAATCTTCATCAAAATGATGAGTATTATCATCTATAAGTAAATATCCTGTTTTTACTACGTTTCTGTGAAAACTTGTAGTCATAGGACTACCAGGATATATTATATTCTTTTGTGTATTTTCATGTGCGTGTAAGTCTCCTGCAAATACATAAGTGAAGTGTTCAAATCTGTCTAAGTCTACTTCAGGTTGTACATGCGGTGGTATCTCTCCACGAACATGAGTAAATAGATAATAGGCATTTATGCTTTCTATACTTTTCTTCTGATGTAAGTCAGCATAAGGTAATATTGCCCAATCTTCTTCATAGTAAATTTCATCTATGACTTCTACAAGTGGATTAATACTTGTAGTTGCTTTTTTTAAATTTGTAAAAAAGGTTTTATTCTTACGAGTAGCTTCATGATTTCCATCGAATATAATTGTTCGTTTTGTAACTCCCTTTACAAAGTCAAAGTAAAGGCTCAATTCATCCATTGAGGGGACTCGGTCAAACAAGTCCCCACCAATGATGTGCAAATCTACATCTTTTTCTATTTCTCTAATTTGTTCAAAGAACATTTGATAGCGTGAGCAAGCCCATGCTACAGGAACATTCTTTTGACCAAGTTTAATGTGCCAATCTGCCGTGAATAGAATCATCCTAGAAACTCATCTCCTTCTTCCCAAGCACAGCCAGTGAGACCACCAGCTTTAATTGCTTGTAAGGTTCTAAGTACTTCTTTGGCGTTTCTACCTGTGTCAAGTGCATTTACACTAACGTGTTGTACTATATCATTTCTATCTATAATATAGGTAGCTCTATAGCAAACACCAGCTTCTTCATTTACGATACCAAGCTTATGAGACAAACCTAGACCACAGTCTGCGGCTAACGAATGTTGTATGTTGCCAATTATTTCATTGTCTTGTTTCCAAGCTAACTTACAAAATTCATTGTCTCCGCTAATACCTATTACATTAGCTTCTTCTACTAACATATCCATTCCCGCTATTTCTGTTGGGCATATGAAAGTGAAGTCCTTTGGATAAAAGTATACTACTGTATACTCCTTTTTCAAAGGCTCATACTGTTCTGTAACTGATACTTGTACAAAGTTATTGTCTTTATCGACACCCTGCAAAGTAAAGGCAGGGAACTTTTGTCCTACTGTAATCATGATTCTCCTTAACTAATATCGAATTCGTCGCTTATTGACTCATCAGGTTTTGAATTATCTGCACCTTCTCTTAATCTGTCAAGAAGTTCTTTCTGAGCGTCTGGAGTTGGTCTTGTTAAGATTTCATCCATAGACTTAAGGTCTGCTATTAGCTCTTGCTCTTCTTCAGTTAAAGGTCTTGGTTTGCATTTTAGTGCTTGTAATTGATACTCAACATTGTAAGCCATTGGTCCAGTCTTGACTCTTTTGAAGCATACATCCCACCCAGTTTCAGGGTCAGTTGGGTCTCCGAGGTCTTCCGCGGCTACCATTACTTGTTCTAGTAGTTTCTTCTTAAGATTTAAGACTTTGACTTTACCATCATGAATACATTGAATTGCATAAGACCATCCGCATTTAAGCTCTGGATGATACTCTCTTACCCAATCTTTCTCCACATTGGTAAATGCTTCTGTGTTTCTGTCGAATGACAAACACTCGAAAGGTAAATTTTTACCATTTTCTCCTTTTAGCCAGTATACATATCTTGGTAACATGTCACCGACCATTCTTACTTTATTATCGCCTTCTACATATTGGTAGCTGTCGATTTTGTTCTTTTGGGCTTCGCCCTTGGCTTGATTAAAACTTATTGCCATTTTATTTCTCCTTTTGTGATTTCTTCAAACTTGAAGTGAATACTATCCCCTTCTATCCAAAGTAATCTATTGCTTTCTATTATGTCCTCATTTCCTGTAAAGTGAAAGAGGTCTAGAGTGGTATCTTTCGTTTTTTGATACTCGAAATAGTTGCGTAGTGACGCGATACCTGCGTACTGTGCAATCTCGCTATCTGAGTATCTCCTTCTTTGAATAAACAAAGGCTCAGGGTTAACAAGGAAACTATGCCCATGAAAACTCTTTTGCCAGAACTTGTATATTCTATCATGCCTATTAACTGGAGGCAGTTTGTATGTCAAGATGTGCAGGATTGTCAAAATATCATTGACGCTTCCATTGCTTTCTTTTTTTATCTTTTTCCAATTATAGAATAACATTATATCAAAAATTTAACCTCGTGTCAAGAAACATTTTTCAGTCCTATAGATAGGCAACTTCGTATCCTTGTTTCATGTAATATCCCATTCTCGCACCTGCCTGTTTTCTAGCTGTACGACCTTCTAAGTGAATATCTACAATTACCGGTTGCGGCTTGCCTTCATATATTCTTATTACTCTACCAATTAACTGTGTTAGTAGAGGCTCGTTGTTTATTGGTGTTCCTAAAATTAGACAGCTAAGACAATCTACTGAAATACCTTCAGAAAATATACTTTGTGTTCCAAAGAGTATATCTTTCGTAGTAAATATTTCTTTTATCATGTCTCCTCTCTCTTCGTGTGGAACATCTCCTGTAACGCAAATTGCGTTATCTCCTACTAGTGCTGAACTTCTTTTAAGAAAGTCAACTCTGTCACTTACTACTAGAACTTTATGTCCTTTAGCAGCATAACCTGCAGCTAGTACTGCACATATGTTTTGGTACTCCCAATCATACGCTAACTCGTTAATTCGAGTTGCCCACGCTATATTTGCTCCATCCATGAAACGAATACCACTTTGTACTATTTCGACGCGTGGAGTCAAATAGTTTTCTTTTGGTGGCTTATATACATTATCACTGAAGTAGTCACGGAATACAACATGTCGTCCATCCTTTCGTTGCATTGTCCCTGTCAGTCCGATTTTATGTCGAGCCCTGCTTGAGTCAATAATGCGTGTAAAAGTTGGACTGCTTACATGGTGCATTTCATCGAGAATAATAGTACCGAACTCCTTTGCGATTTTATCCTGATTTCGGTACAAAGTTTGCACATTGCCAATGACAATATCCCTATCGATTTCAAATCTTCCCGACCCTATCACACCCGCCTCAACCCCGAAGACTTTCTTACACTCTTTTTCCCACTGCGACCGTAGCGCTATGGTATGTGTAACTATAAGCGTTTTCTGTTTTAGTTTATTTGCGATAGCTAACGCAGTAAATGTCTTTCCCCAACTGACCCAAGCGTTAATTATAGCACTGCCTTGAATGTCGTCATATACCGACTGCTGTGAATCACGTAAAGTAAACTTAAAGTCAAAGCCTTCTATTGGTATATCATTCCGCTTATCGATTATCTCGTAGTCATCTGGTATCAAATCCGTTCTTCCAATAGGTAGGGTTACTAAACCTGCTCGGATTATGCCCATATTCTTTATGATGATAGGTGGGTCTGTTGGACGTCTTGGCGGTATACTATAAGTTAGTTCTTCATCAAGTTTTGCTTGATAAGCTTCAGTTACTTCTATGAAGATTCTATTACTTAATACTGCTTTCATTTAATGCCTTATACAAAGTCCGGGCCGTTTAGCCATTGTACTAATGAATATCTTTTGCCTCTTGTTACTTCTGTGACTCTATGCTTTAAAAAAGACGGAAACACTATTACAGTTCCTCTCAGTCTAAATTGATTTAATTTAAACTCTTGTCCTGTTTGACTTCTTATCTCAAAGTTCCCGCCCGCATAATCTTTAGGGTCTGATAAGTTAACTGTTACTGATAACTTACGAAAAGGTACTGCAGGATTCCATGTAGTATCACTATGCCAATTATAAAAAGCTTTAGTTTTATACTCTCCAAACTGTACTGTTTCTTTTCCTGTAATTACAAAGTTCCAACCTGCTTCTAAGTTTGCAAGAGCTACATAATTATGTATCATCATTTCTACAGCATGCCCTTTCGGAAACCAGCCTGCTTTTGATACTCTCATTTTATTGTCTTTTACTTTGCTTGCTGTATCAGCTCCAAATATCCCTGCCTCTTTTATGTCAAGTTCTTTTCCTAACTTAATAATTTCATCACAAACTTCGGGTTGTAATCTGTTTTTAGAGTACCAAAAAGGGACTTTTCTTGCCTGCCTAATCATCTATTAGACCTCTGAGCAACTCTATAATTTCTTGTATCGTTTCTCTATCGTGTTCTTGCTCTGTGTCTATTTCTATTACTATTTTCATACTTTTCTCCAAGTATTTTTCTTTTTAATTTCTGAGAGTTCGTACAAGTAAGATGGTATATCTCTTATGTACAATACTCCTGCGTATTTTTGTGTAGGATGAGGAGGTCTTTGTAATTCAAATGGGAATGGTACGTTTTCTACATATATTAATGTTGCTATATCTTTTTCTATTACTTTCGTTATCTTACTATAATATAACTTTGCTGTTATACTTTTTTCGTACCGAAAGAACCTTCCATTTGAATCTACAAAGAATTTCCTTCTATGCCTTGATAAGTCCACAAAGTTATCTATCATATGCCTTAGTTCATATAAATTTTTATGTGGTGTATTTAATCTTCTTTGACCTATAGTATATCCAGCAACATTTGTATCATCTACAACTGCACCTTCACACCATAGTATCCCATCTCGTTTTTCAACTTCGTCAGTATGAACAACAAAGACAGGAAACTCAATATCACTCAGATTCATACTTAGCTTTAAACTTTCCTAAGGAGTAGTCATCGTCCACGTCAAAGTCGCAACCGATTGGACAACCTGGTATTGAAATACCTCTATCTTTTTCAATACAAGTTTTTACAATTTCCATATATTCATCAACATCTTCTTCTTTCACTTCTGCAAGAATTGAGTCATGAACTAAGGCAAAGATTCTCATATCTTTCGTCTTGTTTCGTTTGATAATTTCATTATGGGTATCTATAGCACCAAGAAGGTTGACATCAGAAGCAATTGACTGTACTAGAAAGTTGATTCCTGACCTCACTTCGTGAGAAGCGATTCCTTTGTCTGTAGAGAATACATTGGGGAGTCGTCTTTTTCTTCCGAAATGAGAGTAAATAAAACCGTTATCTTGTATAAATTGTTTCTGATTGTCTAACCATTTCTTAAGCCCAGAGAACTGCTCGAAGTAATCTTTAATTACTCCACTTGCTTCACTCATGCTAAAATATGTACCAGAGTCTTTTGTTACTTGTTCACTAATCTTCTTTGGTCCAGCTCCATACATAATACCAAAGGTAACAGCTTTTGCCATCTGTCTTTGTGTACTGTATAGTTCTGCAACTTCATCAACTTCGCAAGGAAGGTCAAAGACTATCTTTGCAATATTGGAGTGAAAGTTTCCTCCAGACTTAAATACATTCATAAGATTCTTGTCATTAGCAAGTACAGCTGCACAGTAAACTTCTGCTGTTGTTAAGTCCATTGCAACTATCTTGTTGCCTGGAGTAGCTTTGATACAACCTTTGACAATTGGATTGTCTCTTGGTATCTGTTGCATATTCATTTTACCACTACTTGAAAGACGTCCAGATGTTGTTCCGTGAAGGTTGAAACCTGTACGAAGTCTGCTATCTCTGTCAAGCTGTGGGTAAATTTTATCAAGATATGTAGTCTTGATTTTAACTTTCTGTCTTATGTCAAGCACTAACTGAGGTACTTCATGTTTCTCAGCTAACTCTTTTAGCACTTCCGCATCAGTACTATCCGCACCCGTGCCGGTCTTCTTACCTGTTGGCTCTAGTCCAATATAGTCAAAGAGTAGAGAACGAAGTTGCATTGTACTGTTAGGGTTGAAATCTTTTCCTGTAATCTCCTCGAACTTCTTAATTTCAGGATAAGTATATAATGAAGCAATAGCTTCATCAATATTCTCCTGCATAAGCACAGAAGATTTTTCTAGCCTTCCTTTATCGAAGGGTACGCCTGTATCTTGTATATCTGTAAGGAATCGGCAACCTGGTATGAGTATGTCTCGATATACTCCATACAATCTTTCATTAGTAAGTAAAGGTTTTTCAAACTTTTGGAAAAGAAGAAAAGTACATACTGCGTCAAGAGCTGCATAGTCTTTCATAATATCGAAAGGAATCATGTCCCAAGTAAATTGATTCTTGAGTATTCCATTTCTACGACAATAATCTGCCATCCAATCATACATTGGTTTCTCATAGTCTCCATAAGGAGTGTATTTGAGAGATAATTGTTTTAGGCCGTGAGTGCCTGGATTTTCATCTAACATATAGTGTAGTAACATAGTATCTTCAAATCTTGGAAATTTAAAGTTAAAATGATATTCAAAGAAGGCTAAGTCAAACTTAGCATTATGAAATACTACTCGTTTCTTAGTGAATAATTCTTGTAGTAATTCTTCTACTTCTTCGTCTACACATTCTGTATCAATGTAAGCACCGTGGTCTGGTTCATATGAAATACTCATACCAAGTATATGCCCATCTCTTGGGTATAGTCCTGTTGTTTCCGAGTCAAGTGCAATGAAATCATAAGGAGCTTCTAAAGCATTGTTTAGAAACTTTATGAAATCCTGTGTATCTGTTATACCATATGCTTTATCAGAGCCAAGTTTCATAACTTTTAAATCTCCTTTTACATACTTACTTATGTTTGTTACTGACTCTTCCCAAGTCTTTTTAGCTTCTGGTTTGAAAGCTAACATTGCTGGGTTTATTACTGGTAGAAACTTTTCATCTATAACTCTACCACTGTATTCTGTTACTGAGCTTTGCTTTGTGTAATACTTCAAACATTCTGACCCAATAAGTATTACCCAATCATAGTCATCAACATTAATATCAATGTCACAGTCTCGTTTTAATACTTTCTTTATGGTTGGGTCTGAACAAAGTTGAAACTGCTCAAAGTCAAACTCGTTGTTAAATAATCTTACATAGTCATTACGACTAGGTTTACTTTCTATTAATGCTATTTTAGCCATATAATTGTTCCTTTAATTCTTTTACTTTATTCTTTGTTAATGCCCCTGCATCCCCTAATGCTCTTGGTAGTCTGATGTTTTTATGAAGTATTTCTGCTATCTCGCACATTTCAATCACTCTTTCTGCAGCATCTTGCCCTGCATCATCAGGGTCAAATAATAAATCTATGCCTGTTACTCCACTCATTTTTAATAGTTTTAATTTTTCTATATCTATGTTTCTTGTACCAAAACAACAAACACTATTCTCTAGCCCCTTATCATGTAGGTTTAGTACATCAAATATACCTTCTACTAATATTACTCTGCCTTTTATGGGGCGGACTCGAGCAGGAAATAGTGGTAACACAGCTTTTGGGGGATGTATGATATATTTTACTATATCTGTAGGTGATTGACTCCTACAATTAAATGCTACTATTTTTCCTGTCAAGTCCTTAATCGGAAAGGAGAGTCTGCCTGTAAAAGGTTTGTCTGGATGCACAAAACAATCAAATCTTTTGTATGTATCAGGCGAGATTTCTCTCCAGTTGCCTACATAAGGCATAAAATTCTTAGGCATTTTCAAGCCTATAGAAGAGGAACGTACTTCCTCTATCTTTCTTCTTACTTTTTCTCTACGAATATCCAATGGATTAGAGGGTGCATTAAAATGTGTAAATAAATTACCTTTAAATCCACAAGAAAAACAATTATAAACTCCAGTAATTCTATCAATTCTCATACTTGGGTTGCTGTCGTCATGCTCAGGATTAAGACATGCAACAATAGCGTCTGCTGGAGACAACTTATATTGTATCTTTCGTTCCTGTAATAATTCTTCTACTGTCATAATTTATCGCTATTTCCGTCTATCCATATCTCTATCTGCTGTAATTTAATTGTATCTTCATATATAGACCTAAACTCTTCTCTAGAAGGCATAGGTACTATTATGGGTAACTTTTTTATAAATTCACCATATGCTTTCGTTAATTGTTTTTCTGTGTATAATATCATAAGTCGTCTACATCTTCTCCAGTTTTCATACTATTTGACATATCCTCTTTATCTTTAGGATTAATTTGTGATTGAGGTCCGATTTTAAGTGTTTCCCAATCAATAACACTACTAAAACTTTTCATAACATTACTACGCATCTTAGTGCAATTAAATGTTATACAATTGTCTTCCTGTTCCCATGTTTCTAGTGAGTAAGCCGCATCTGCAGCATCAAGTATACCCTTTGCAAACCTTGCCTCTCCACTTGCATCTGTTTGGTAGGGTGCAAAGAACATAGTCTCATATTCTTGTGCATACAATTTCATTTTCTTACTTACTTCTATTTGTTCTGTCCAATCGTATTGGCCAGAGCGACTTGGTGCATTGTGGCGCTTCACTTGGTTCAGATAGTCAACTATTACAACACCGACATCAAGCTGGTTAACCTTTTTGTCGAGTTCTGACTGTATCTTGGAGAGAGTTAGTGCAGGGTCATAGATTACATCTATTTGCCTATCTTTGTGTAACTGAAGTCTTGTTAGTCTATCATGAAAAGCCTCAAAGTCACGAGTTTTCTCGAACTCTGGTAACAATTCATGTCCACCATCAAATCTACCAGCCCACCAGCCAGCGACTGCATTCCACTCATCAGATGATAGCATTTTACTGCGTAATCTTTTAAGCGGAACACGGGTTGCAACAGAACATATTCTTTGTAGTATAGAACGACTATCCATCTCAATAGTGAAATAAATAGCAGAACGACCACTTTCATATACGTTAGCTGCTAGGTTACAACAGGTAACTGACTTACCTGAACCACGTCTGCCTCCCACAAGCACCAAATCTTTGGGAGAGAACTGAATTTCCGAATCATATTCAGAATTGAGTCCTAAAGGTAAATACCTAGATAGTTCTTTGTCATCTTCAAACAGAGAGATTTTTTCCATACTCTCTGCAGGTGGTTTGACATCTACCTGTTCACTTACCTTTAAAACTATTTCCTGTAATTGTTCTATATTTTCTTCAGCTGTAGCCATTGCTACTGTATTATCTATATACTTATCTAGTTGGTCTAGAATTTCTACTTGTGCATATTCGTTCTTTAGATAGTCAAGCAAAAGCCAAGCGTCGACCTCGACATCTATAGACTCGATAGCGAATATTTTTTCTTGGAGTTTTCTGTCACGGACTTCGTAACGTAGGTCTTCAAATTGGGGAAGGTCTTGATATTGTTCGATATGTTTATCAAGGATTTTGAATATCGGTTGGAATTCACCAGGTAGGTAATGTTCCTTGAGATTAGACCAAGTATCTAAATCGTTCTGCACTATAATCTGCTTTAGTAAAGCACTCGCAATATTCAAACTAACTCTCCCAAGTATAAAATAAAAATGGTAGGGGCAGAACGCCCCTACCTAACTAAAATCCGAAATATTAACCTATTTCTTTTTTAGCAGCACCGTTGTAATCGGAACACTGTAGACCTCTTCTAGTCAACATTGTTTTTACTCCTCTTACTGTTTTGCCGATTGAATCAGCGATTTCTTCGACAGTCATGCCAGAGATATCGATGTCAGCTAAAACGTCAGCTTTGCTTGAACCTTTAGTTTCTTTCTGCTTAGGAATCGCATTGATTTCCCCACTTCTTAATAAAGATAGAGCTTTACCTCTGATTGAATTAACTGATTTGCCTAATGCATCAGCGATTTCTTCTACGAAGCTTCCGCCGTTTACCATTTCAACAAATGTTACTTCTTCTTCAGGAGTATAAGTTCTAACTGTTTCTACTTTAGGAGCAGGTTTAACATGCTCTGTTAATTCCATAGAAAGGATTTTTCCTTGAATTGACTTAGCTGAAAAAGCTCCGCCTTCAAAGTGTGATGCAATTTCTGCATATGTGTAAGAACCACTGTTATCAGTTACGAAAGCTGATAAAGTAGCTTCTTGGTCTTCTGAAAAAGACTTAGTTGCTGAAGCAGAAGCTAGTTCTACATCATAACCCATCTTTCTTAGTTTGCTAGAAACTGATCTTGTAGATGTTTCTAACTGCTCAGCTGCTTCTGCAACCATAGCTTGAGATATAGGGCTCTCATTGCCCACGAAAGAAGTTAACTCTGAAGTTCTTTCGTCTGTCCATTTTGGTAATGCCATTTTTAATTTTCCTCTAAAATGTCTTTTATGTTAATAATAATTGTTATACCCATTGTCTCTGCTTTCTTAGTTTTTGCACTTGCTATACCACTTTCATTAACTAAGATTGTTACATCTTTCGTTAAGTTATCCTTTACTGCGTAGCCGTTTTCTTCTAATACTTGTTTGGCGGCCGCTTTGGTAGGATAGCTTATTAGCTTTCCTGAAATACAAACTGTTCCCTTAGTGTTCTCGTGACTGACTTTAGCCTTGTTATCACAAGCAAAAGAAAAGGGTAGCTCGTAGTATTTTTCGAAGTGGAAAGTGTTTACTAACCAATCAAGAAGGTTCGACGCCGCTTTAGGACCCAGACCTGCCTCTGCACATGTCTCTGGGGTTATCTCATGTATTGATGAGATGTGTTTTGCTAACTTTTGAGTGGCACTTGAGCCTATCAGCGGTATCGAAAAAGCTGGAAGTAAAACTGTTAGGTCATTACTCTTCGATTTGTTTATTTCTTGAAAGAGTTTAGTTCCCAGTTTTTCTGAATCCAATGTTGATGATATTTCCTCTTGGGTGAGAGAATAGATATCATGGTAATCTGAAAGACCCAGCTTTTCGATAGTCGAAGGGCCGAGTCCTTTGATTTTTAAAGTCTTTGCGAAGTGTTCAACACGCTTTGCTGACTGAGCGGGACAAAGTTTATTACGACAGAATAATTGGTCATTAACAAGCTCTAACACACTTGCGCATGCTGGACAACTTGTCGGTGGTATTATCTCTGTCATATTGTCTTTCTCCCAAAATATAAGTATATTATATCAGACGAGAGAGCGTTTGTCAAGAATTATTTTTCGGGAAGTGGGATAAAATTTTGGAATCAATTTTGAAACACTCTGTATGCCCACCAAATTTTTCAGCTGGATAATGACGGTCGTCTTTAAACTCCTCGTGCAGCTCCTGCTCTTTCTTCCAACAGTTATAGATTGTATCGTGGTAAGTTCGTTGAATACGCAAATCATATCCTTTAAAACCACGACTTCTTTTAATAACGTGCCTCCAATCTTTTCCCTTTGCTATACCAACCTTGATACATTCTCTCTCAAATGTCTTTTGGTTGACAAGAATGACTCCATAAAGAACACCTTCTTCTAACTGTTCTTCAGGTCTATTCTCAAAATAAGTCTTGTTGTAGACTCCTCCACTCACTTAATCCACTCCCAGCCTTCTGTGATTGAATCTTGGGCAGCCTGAACAAAATCTCTGTCTCCTTCTGAAAGTATAGACCAAAATTTACTAATATGTAAAGTTTGATTGTAAACTTCCTCAGGATTCTTTAGATGATAGTTTTCATACATTAGCATTTCCAGTTGGTCTAATCTTGCTTGTATTTTTTCTTTTAAGTTCATGTTGAAAAATGATTTATAAGTCCAGTTAATAGAATAAAGACTGCAATTCCGTTTAATATAATTAATGCTCTATCTTTCCACAGCATACCTACCCAAAGCCAACCTGCTACACCTATTAAGGATAAGCAAAGGTCGATAAAAGGAAAAGATTGTGTAGAACGAACAGCAAAAGCGCCAATTAAAAAGACACTTGCTGTCCATTTTATATACCAAGACAAATCCTGTTTAGGAGTTGCACTTTTATATATTCTTTTACTGTTTTGTATTTCTTCTTTTGTATACTTCATTTTGGGTTCCATTTTTCGCAAGTCTCCTCTGAAAGTACCATTGCTGAAGGCATAGTTACTCTACACCAACCCTCACTAAGTTTTGGGGTGATATTATGTACGGCTTCATAAAACTTACAGTCTCCACAAGGATTGTCTGGAAGTTTATTTGCTCTTTTCATTAATTTCTTTCTTATTTTCATTCGTTAAAATACTTATAGTCTGTTTCGTAAATTCCAAAACGTAAACTTATTTTATTAGTATTAGTTTCGCCTTCTGATATCTCCCAGTCTTTATACTCAGCCCAAGTTAGCTTACTGCCGTCCTCGTGTACTGGAATTCCGTCCTGAGAAATTATTAGTTTCTTTCTTAGTTTCATATACATATACCGTTTTCTTGCCTGTAGTCCAGACAGATATTAATAATTTACGCTGGCGTTCCATCTTGTTCAATCATTTTCAAACAAAAGTTTTCTGCGATATCTTCACACCAGTACTCGCTTTTTGTTGGATGCCACATAAGAAATCCACTCTTTTCAGTTGATGTGTCAGAGAGATGTACTCCCCAATATTTATTTTCAATATGTCGAACTACTTTACCTATTCGTGTTCCTTCTCTGTACTCCGAATATACTTCATATTCTTTCATTAGTCTACTCTCGCTACTATTTGGGGAATGATTTCCCCTGCTCTTATTACTTCAACCATACACCCTATCTGTAAGTCTAACGACTCTATAATTGCGATATTGTGTAAAGTTGCCCTTGAAACTGTTGCTTCCCCTATTATACAGGGTTCAAGTATTGCTACTGGGGAAACGTTCCCTGACTTTCCTACTTGCCATTTAACATCAAGTAGTTTTGTGACTATGCCTTCTTGCTTTTCTTTGAGAGCGAAAGCACCACGAGGATGATGAGAAGTATATCCTAACTCATCAAACTCTTTGTGGCTAACTATTCTCCAGACATCTCCATCCTGCGGAAATTGTTCCCAGTTAGAATCAATTGCTGTATTGAATCCTACATGCTGTAACATTCTCATATCTTCTACCCAGTCAGGGCAGATAGCAGGTTGTACGCCATAAGCTATAAAAGTTAAGTCTCTTCGCTTAACTTCCTCAATATCTTTTAAGTTAAGCGCACCCGCTGCATAGTTACGAGCATTGGGTATTTCTTTTGGAGCTACTATCTCTCCTGTTACTTGATGAGGTCCTTTGAAAGATATTGTATTTGGTACTAGATGTCTAATCTTATCTGTAATCTCTAGACCTTTCTTACCATCTCCTCTTGTAAGTGCCATTGTTAGTTGTCCCTCTATATATTGAATACTAACTGCAGCTCCGTCTAATTTAGGTGTAACAGTTACTACTCCAGGTAAAAAAGTAGAAGGGTCTTTCTCTCCCTTATAAATTTTCTGTAAAGAATACATAGGAAACATATGAGGTATTCTTACACCTTCATCTGAGCCAACAGCAGTAACGCCTACCTGTTCTTCTAATCTATCGTAGACTTCATCAGGTATAATTGGATTACCACTATAGTAATCTGCTTTTGCTTGTTTTAAAAATGCCTCTAACTTGTTCATTACTTTCCTATATGTTTTACTTCTTCTTTTGGTATTACTTGGTATGCCCCTTTATTGTATGCAATCGACACTGTATACTTCTCACTTACTTTTTGTTTGTAAGAACTATCACGCGCAGGTGTATACTCGCTCAAAGGAGCGGAAGGGTATTCGGGGATATTCCTACGAATTGTAGGCTCTGGAGCAAAGGTTTTCCACTGAGGCTGCTTGGTTCTCACAGCCTTAGTGAATTTGCTCTTACGTTTGCGACCGTGTTGGTCATATGTCATGTGTCCTTTTATAATCATACATATATTATACACAATTTTTAAGGACTTGTCAAGAACTATTTTTGCTAGAGGTAGATTTCATCTAGCAAATCTCTGAAATTTTCTTCTATGATTGCTTTTGATTCTGCTAGTGAAAGAATTTCTACTAGACCTTGAAAGAGATTTCTAGTATTTTCCATATCAATAGGTATGGTTATTCCTTGATTAGAAGGTTTCCATTCTTCATCAAAGTCTAGATAATACTTTCTTAATGATATGTACTCAGTATCACGAAAAGTATTTATTACTAATCTAATCTGTTCGTGTTCTGTTTCTTGTATTACTTTTTCGTAAATTGCTGGAGCATCTAAATCAATCATTGCGTATAACTCGGTTAAGAGGCACAATGCTCGTTACATTTTCAGGCACAAGTATTCTATAAGAATCTGTGTCCCAGCAAAATAATAAGGAAGTATGTTGACCTTCCTTTGCTCTATTCTTTTTACCTTTTATATATTGAGTGCTAAAATCTCGTGTACACACATTGTACTTTAGTTTGCGAGAGTTCTGACTCCTGTAAGTGATAATTGCATCCCCAGCATCATCGAGTTTCTTCTCAAAATCCTGTTTTTTCATTGTTTCCTCCAATTTAATCTAACAAAAACTCTTTTGAATTGTTAAATTTTTGGTCACTTTTTCAAGATGCAAAAAATTGAGGCAATCACAATGACTGCCTCAACACACTAAATTACACTACTTATTTAATGATTCGACTACGTTTGCAAAGTAAACTGCTGCTTTACCTGTTAGTTTAGAAATGATTGCTGCATCAACTTCTTGACCTGCATCACCAAGAACAGAAGTAAGTTTGTCTTGTGCATCTGCAACTGAAACTCTGCCTCCGCCTGTGCTACCGCCACTTGACTTAGCTGCTGGAGTTTTTCTTACATATACTCCTGCTTTTGTTAATATCATTCTGACACCGTTAGGACTTTCGCCAAGTTCTTCTGCTATGTCTTTTACTATCTCCATTGAAGTCTCAGGGGTCGGCTCTGCGTCCTGATACATTTCAATTGCCTGCTCTTTAGATTCATCTGTCCAAGCCATTCTTCTTCTCCTATATTTTTTGTTATTGCGCATGAACTCTGGCATACCAAATGCCCACCCTGTGGTGTCTCGCATTTGTTGGTAATATCTGTCGCTCATATTTGCTTGTTTTTGTTTATAAATATATTATAATAAAATTATAACCAATTGTCAAGAACTATTTTTTAGTATCTATAACTATTGGTATTATTTAAAGTGTTTCTGTAAAGCATTTAACATATCTTCTGCTTCTGCAAGTTTAGATAGTTCTTCTTTTATTGAAGCCATAATATCATTATGTTCTCCAATTCCAGTAGAATTTTTCATATAAACTCTTACATTAGCTCTATGATAAGCTATTTCGCCTTCTAAATGTGTTTTTAAATCTTCGTACATTTCTGCTCCCAATCTTCTATTGCCTTTCTTATGCTTCCCTCTGCCAAAACTGAACAATGTAGTTTTATTGGAGGTAATTGTAAAGCGTCAGCAATATCTTTGTCTTTAATTAATTTTGCTTCTTCTATTGTTCTTCCTTTTAGCATTTCTACAAACATTGTAGAACTCGCTATTGCACTCCCACACCCGTAAGTTTTAAACTTTACATCTGTGATGCGTTCGGCGCTGTCAAGTTTCAACTGTAATTTCATGACGTCACCACAAGCAGGTGCTCCAACCATTCCTG